AATTACTCAATACCGGGTACTTCTCACGGGCGTCTTGCAAGTATTTCTTGTTTAGGCGTAGGAACGCTATGGCGTGCTGCTCAATTAAATCTGTGCCCAGGAGCCACGGGCTGGCGGCGCTCGCGAAGGGAGTTCCGACGCCTATACCAAACATGCAGATTGGTTCCTCGTCTACTGTGCCAGTATTGGCATCACGTGATGCCAGAAGGGAGCCGAGCAGCGCGAGCCGGGGGCGCACGGCGCTAGACGCCCAAACCTCTGCTGCATCGGCCTTTCGCATCTTCGGTGCGATATGGTCTATGTGTTGCCGGGTGGCCGGGATTATGGCGTAGCGGGACAAGGTATTAGCCCCCAATGATGATGGTCGGTATAACGCCCAGAATGGTCATCGGAAGCGGGTACTTCTGCCGCATGAAAAGTCTCCCATTGCTTTCCCAGGTGGGCTTTAGGACGATCTTCTTGTCCCCCGTAAGAAGGGCGGTTGGGGAGCCATACGCCTCGAACTCCCGCTGTTTCATCTCGACCAGCATAGCGGAGGTTGGCCCCACAAGCAACCCACGGCTGTCCTGGAACCGAACGGTTACGTCAGGGATTTTTACCTTCTTGCCCTGGATCGTGCCGCCGGGGGCCTCGACGTTCAGGGTCTCAATATCGGCGATGTACTTGAGGCCGGCGTGTACATTGCTCGCCTTGCTCGTAAGCGTGATTGAGCCGGTAGCGGATACGACCACATCGGAGACCACGTTGCCGTCCGCCAATACCTGGACGGTAGCCCCTATAAGATGTTCCAAACCCGTGAACGTCAGCGACGCCACGCGAACCTCGCCGCCCTCGACATATGCCTTAAAGGCTGCGCCAGCCTCGGTCGGGTATGCCTTACCACTGTCCGTGTATGTGGTGTGCCCCGTGCCGTCCTCGCCGCTAAGCTCGTACGTGTTGGTGGTGGCGTTGGCCACGGAGAAAGTGCGCCCATTAACTTCCGTCATCCCGCCGAGGCCGAACAACCCCACCTTATCCCCGTTGGCGAAGCCGTGGGACGCGGAGGTTATAACTACCGGGTTCGCCGCCGTAGCGGCGGAGATGTGCTTTACCCCCGTCAGCTTTACCAGCGCGAAGGTGTCGGTTGTCTTATCCGCGACAAAGTAGCGCCGGTTGTTGACCTGATCTGGCTGCGTCTCGTTGTCGTCGGCGTCGAACTGCGCGGTCCACACGATGTCGCGAATGTCAACCTCGTCCCCATTTGTGAAGCCGTGGGCTGCGGCGGTCACGACGACCGGGTTTGCCGCCGTGGTGCCGGTGATCGTTACCGGAGTATCGAGCGTCAGGCCGCTGTCAACAAAGAAGCAGTTGCGCACGTCCGTAAATCGGCGGCTGGCGACGCGCTCGATGAAGCGCACCGTGTTACCGTTGACCGTGCGCTTCACGACGAAGTAAGCAAAGTCGTCAACCTCTGAAGCAGAGGGGCGCACGGAGGCCACGCTCTCAAACTTGCCCAGGGTATCCCAGTGGGCCCAGGCAACAACCTCCTGCTCCTGGTTAAAGGTCATCACTAGTGCCTCTCCGTCCGACCGCACCATGTGGGCAATCGGGTCGGGAGAGCGCACCAGCGTCCAGCGCACGGCCTGATAATGTTTTAGGAGGTGAGGGGCCAAGACCGTGAGATCGTTGCCGCGATACCCGTCAATCTCGAATGAGAAGCCGAGGCTTCGCACTGAAGACTTGTTATCAGGGACGAATAGGATCGTGCTGCCGGAAACTATTGGTCGAATGTGCGACGAGCCCCAGTATGTCTGAGGCTTCTGGCGCAGCGTCGTTGCCGCAAAGGCACTATCCGTGCCGGAGTTTACGCGCCACTCGCTGCCGCTGGTAAGCACCATCAGATCGTTGCCCGGTACGAAGTGCCGAATGTCATTGACCTGTCTGGCGGCTAACGTGGCAGTAATGGCATCATCATCCTGCGAAGGCGTGGAAGTAGTCAGGTTCGACTGGTTGCCGACCTGGGTGTAGTACTGGGTGTCTGGGTTGTTGGTGGACCCGCCGAAGACCCGGCGCTGTTCGTAGTAGCTGACCGTCCCGGGGGAGTTCCCCGTCCCGACGAACGGGTTACGGTAGCTGGGGGGTGACAGGTCTAGGTCCGCCAGGATGTTGCTGTCCGTGAAGGTAAGGGTCTCTGTCTCCCCGATAAGCCCGAGAAGGCCCTGGTTCTCCTTGTATATGGCGTAGCGGGCCGCGTCCGTAACCGCAGCCCAAGTGATTACCGCGTCAGGGGTGGCGTTGCCATTGGTGATCCGGTGGAAGGCCGGCGTGACCGTGCCGCCAGTGGTCTCCGCCGCGTACCCAGAGCCGTTCTCTCCCCGAAGCTGGAAGGTGTGGGTCGTCTTACCGGCGACCTTGAACCGGCGGCCATTTACCTCGGTCATCTCCGTGAAGGCGCTAAGCTCAACACTGTCCCCATCTAGGAAGCCATGGGACGTTTTCGTTACTACGACCGGGTTTGCAGCCGTGGCGGTGCAGCCGGTCAGGGCCCCCGCCGTAGCGACGCCCGGCAGACTTTCCTCAAAGGTGTCCTCCGCGATGGCCGTCACCGTGTACTTGACAACGACCGCCCCCGGCGTCCCCGGGGTGGCTACGATGCTGAGGGGGTCCGCGATAGTCGGGGCAAACGTGGGCTCCGTCAAGGTCCAGGCGTCATGGTCCGACCGGGTTAGCTCACGCACACTGTAGGAAGGGTGGGTCAGCGTCATAACGTCCGCCGACTGGGTGTATTTAAGCTCCTCTAGGTCCGCGAATACGTACGGGGTCGCGACCGTGTAGACGCGCTCTGCCGTGCCGGCGCTGGAGTACGCGGTGTACGCGGTGCCGTCGATGTTGGCCCCATCTATCTGGGACGTAAGCTCAAAGGTGTCGGTGGTCTTGTTCGCTATTGTAAACCGGAGGTTGTTTATTTCGGTCATACCTACAACCCCTGAAATCTTCACCTCGTCCCCGTTGGCGAACCCATGAGCCGTCGCGGTTACAACAACCGGATTAGCCGCAGTTGCGCCAGTGATTGTCTTGCCCGCTTCCAGGACGTGGCCATCCTCCCGGATAAAGCGGAAGTATAGGTTCCCCGCCTCAATGATGTAGGTGTCCGTGGTCTTGAACTGGAAGTCTAGGAGGACCGCGCCCTGGGAATGGTTCTTCACCGGCCCGAGGAACTTCAGGCCGGCCCGGTTGCTCACGCCCCCGTGGGGGTGGATGATGACGTTGCGCGCGGTGCGTAGCCCAACGGCGTAGGCAGCCGTGTCCACTCGGGCGTATAGCTCCGGGCCAATCTCGCCCTTAGCAAACGATGGGAGGATTACGCTGGGCATCTAGGCGCTCCGGGCGCGAATATGCTCTGCTTCTCGCGGGGCTTTCTCCTGCTTCTGCGAGGCGCTGAACGCGGGGGCCTGCACGATTAGCGAGCTAAATAGGTTCTGCATCCCATTCACAACATCTTTGTCCCCGGTTAGGGCAAAGGCCACTCGCGCCGCCAGCTTAGCCGCCAGAGCGTCGATGAAGTGGGGGGAGAACAAGGAGGTCGTCTCCAGGTCAAACGTGTAGATTGCCACGGCGCTGGCTTGGTCCGTGACGATTGTTAGTGTATCCCCATCGTCCCCCAGTTCCGTTTCGAACGGCACCGGGTCAGCTTGCTCCCCGATAGGGTTTTCGATGAACCGAATAGAGACGCAGTTCGAGGGGTATACGTAGCGGTAGGCCCACCGCTTGGTAGGCGCGTCGTCCCCATGGGTAGCGAGCGACACAGAGCGGCGCGCGAAGCTCCAGTTGAACGCCTCAAGCGTCTGAATACGGCTCCAGTCGTACCAAAGGTTGCACTCGTTTGCCTCTGCGCTGTCCTCGGTGAGGCTCTCAATAGCGCTCCTGGACCCAATGTTCGATAGGGCCATGTTGGCGATGCGGACCTTGCTGATTGAGGCCATGGGCTAAAGGTATCCCACTGAAAAGAAAAAAAAGGGGGGGGCCAGCGTATGCCAGCCCCCAGTAGAGAGGTCGCTTAGCGGTTGGCCGAGATGTCCCAGTAATCCACGAGACAAGTAACGGCGTTGGCTGAGCGGTTGGCCACAATGATGACCGGCGCGAGCGGGGCCGTAACAGTGACCGCGTTCTGAACCGGGTCGCCAATAGCCACGCCGTTGATGTAGCCGCGAACCGTGCCGGCTGCGTTGACCTCAACACGGATGGTCTCGTACGTGGCCTGGACAGGAGCCGCGCCCGAGTAGACCGGGGTAGTATCCGTGCCGGCCTTGACGCCGCCGTGGAACCACTGCTTAGTGGTGCCGTCTACGTCGTAGCAAACGCCGACCGCATCGGTCGCGTCGCTGTCGATTGCCCCGGCGGTCAGGAAGATGGGCTGCTCGTGGGTCGTGCTTGGCAGGACATCAGTGAAGCCAATGAAGATGTAGGCTTCGGAGATGTCGTTGCATTGAATGCGAACCTCCATGACCAGATCGCCTTGGTCGGCGCGCCAGTCTAGTTTGTCCAGGGCAACCGCCGAGGAGTTCGCCGCGAAAGTCTCATCTGCCGAGGACGTAAGGATGGACAACCGCCCACCAGCGCCCGCCGAAAGAGCTACCGCGTTGCTGGTGCCAGACCCAACAGTAATGTCGAGTTCATCGCGCAGGGCATCGCCAAGGAAGTCATCGAAATACCGAACGCGCTGGGTCAGATCGAGGGACTTGAGCTGGTCCGGGCGAATACTGTTGATGTGTAGCCCGTCGCTCTTGATCTCGATAAGCGAGGTGCCGAGGAG